CGCCGGAAAACTGTTCATATTGTTCCTGTGTCCAGATGTGCATTTCCTCCGCTTTACTTTTCCCCATACTGCCAGCGGCCTTGCAGGGATTGAATGCAAGGTGGTAATGGGACACAGCATAATTCATCAGCGCCGAAAGCTGGTTGTTGACCGTTTTTAAATATGTTTGGGAAAATGGTTTCCCATTTTCGTCCCGGTATGAAATCAATTCATTCTGCCATTTTCGGATTTTAATGGTATCAATATCGCACACTTTCAGCCTGCCAAAGTAGGGGAGCAGCTTGCCTTCGATGATAAACTGCTTATTCTCCATTGTGGTAGGTTTCAGACGGTGTTCCATGTCTTCCAGATAATTTTCCACAAGCGAAGAAAAGAGTATGTCGCTGGTGTTCTTCTCCTGATCCAGAAATGACCGTTCATACTCCTTTGCCTCCCGCTGGGTTTTAAATCCTCTTTTACAGGTATGCTTGTTCTGCCCAGTCCAGTCCGTATAATTAAAGGCGGCATACCACAGTGTTTTTCCGTTTTTTAGGGTGTATTTGTAGGCTGGCATATTGGTTCTCCTTTAATAGAGGTGGTCATTTTGTTTTTAACATAAGTTTTGGCAATCTGTTCTGTATAATCAAAATATGCAAGCGTTACATCATTTTCCATACATAATTTTTTTCATAAAATCATTAATCTGTCGGTTTTCCTTTCTTCTTTTGGAAAATCTTGTTTTACCAAATTTGTAGTTTCTGTTTTTAATGATTATTGTATAATTTGACATGAGTATTATTGTTTTAAACAGCCATTGTGTCGCCTTCGGTACCACTCGAAGGAAGGGATTTTCCCTTGCTGTCAATATACTTCTCATCTGCTGCAACAGAGGAAGAACGCATATAATTATCCCTTTCCTGCTGAAGGATTTGTTCTGCAAGAAGACCATTTATTTTTTGGCGGTAAGGTTTTTCAAGTTTTCTGTATTCATTAAGCAAATCATCTTCGTTCGTTTCTTTTGAGATTTTAACGCATAGTTTGCTGTCGCTTATATTTAATAAATAATCAGCTGATATATCATATTGTTTACATATTTTTTGTAATACGGAAATATGCGGAATAAAACCATAATAATACATCATATAATATTCCTCATAGGTTAATCCAAGGTCGTTGGCATTGTATTCTGCGTCGTGGACATTCCATTCATTTCCCAGTAATTTTTGTAAACGTTTAATGCTTTCTTCATCCATATGAAAAGGATACTGACCTGAATTGTCGGCAACTCTTGAAAAATTTGTTAATCCAAGTAAATAATCGGTTGATTTTTTCAATATTCCAGAAATTTTTTCTAAAATAGTTGGTGTTGGCATTTCCTTACCACTGAGCATTTTTCTTATTTTGGAAATGGAAGTATCTAATTTGTCGGCAAGTTCTGTTTCCAAATAATTCCCATCTAGTTCAATGGACAATCTATATTGGAAGTTATCGTGTTCTGGAAAGTGAAGAATTTCTTTTGGTGGATGTGGGTCTTTGGATTTCCCAAACAAATAGTCGGCAGATGTGTCAAATATTTCTACCAACTTACATATCTCATATGATGAAGGGGTGGATTTTCCTTCAATATAATTTTCCAAATCTGTAATGGCTATATGTGCCATTTCAGCATAGTCATTAATAGTAAAATTGGTATCCTCGTTTAATAAAGATTTTAAACGGGCAGCAAATGTTGGTATGGAATCATTGTCCCTTTTATCTGTTATATCTGGTTTGTCTGATATTCCTAAAAGATAATCAGTTGATACATTTAGCTCTTCTGAGATTTTTATCAGGTTTTCTATCGAAGGTATTTTATTACCATACAAGCAATTATCTTTTCCTTCGGTATGAAATCCTGTCCGTTTTGCGAATTCATCTTCGGATATTTTTTGTTCTATCATTAAATCATGTATCCTCATTTTGAAGTTAAATGCAAATTCTGGTGTATCCATTGTATAATTTGCGTAATCAATGACCTCGTGTTCATTTCCAAGGATATAGCCAACAGAAACTTTGAATAGCGAGGAAAGTTTGCTTAAAGTTTCTATATCAGGTTCCCTCTTTTCTATTTCGTATAAAGATAGGGCAGATCGGCTAATACCCAGTGATCTTGCTAGTTCTGCTTGCGTTAATCCCTGCCTTTTTCTAAGTTCTACAATACGTTTTCCGAACATAGACAACCTCCTTTATTATAATTGTACTCTACAAAATGAAGCGAAACAATAGTGGAAAACAAGATGTTTCAAAAAGAAGCAAAAGTTGTTGACAAAATGTAGCACTTATGTTAATATTCAAATATGCTTCGAGATAAAGCAATTTGCAAAGGAGGTGCAACATGAAAAGAGAGCAACTAATCAAAACTCGAAAGAGCCTTGGAATGACGCAGGCAGATATGGCAACAGCAGCAGGCGTTCATAGAAGTTATTATGGGCTTATAGAAAACGGAAATAGAAATCCTACACTCAGAATTGCTACAAAGATTGCCACAGTCCTTGATTCAAACATTGAGCAGTTGTTTCCGGATGATATTTTTTTTGCCAACAAGTGCTACGAAATGAAGCAATAAATCATATATATGATTATAACAATGAGAGGTGGACAAGAAAATGTCAAACATAACAACAAAGACTAGCTCAAATGTATTTGGTAAAGTATGTTGTGGGGTATCAGTACACATGAGGAAAATGCCTGTGGCAGAATTTCAGAAATATTTGCTGCGAAAAGGATGCTGTATAACAGGTAATATTGAAGATGTGAAAGCGTTCATCAGAAAGAAGTATCCGGGATTTACAGAGACCGGGATTACGAATGTTGTAAACGATTGTGTTATTTGCATTGAGTGGTAAGTAAAGGAAGGTGAAAATCAAAATGTCAAATGTTACTACAAAGACGGCTTCCAACATCTTTTATCAGGCGCGATGCCGGGCGGCAACATATAATGAGCAGTTAAGCAGCCGTGAGGGCGCCGCTGACATCATGTCCATTGACAGGGGACGGCTTTACAGGATTGAAAGTGGGATAGTACATCCGTACCCGGAAGAAATACATTTAATGGCGGATTTGTACAATGCCCCAGAACTGAAAAATTATTTCTGTAAAAATATATGCCCGTTGGGTGAAGACATTCCAAGGGCAGAGGTGGCAGATCTTGACCGGATTACGGTTCGGACCTTATCGGAAATCCGAAGGCTGTGGGAAACAAAGGATTTACTGCTTGACATTACGGAAGATGGGGTAATTGATGAATCTGAAAGGGATGATATGGGAAAGGTGCTCCATAACTTAGAGGAATTGGAACAGATTACACAAAGCATGAAGCTTTGGGTTGAGAAAAACCTATCATAAATGGTTTGGATAAACACGGAGTGGTAAATCATTCCAGACAGGAGGTGGCAATTTGTATTTAGCACAGAATTTGAAATATCTGCGGGAACGCAGTGGAGAGAAGCAAAAGAATATCGCTGGTTTGCTCTCTGTTGCCCAGCGGACAGTGAGCAAATATGAAAATAGTGAATGTGAGCCGGATATAGAGAAACTGATATTGTTTGCAGATCATTTTGGGGTAACAATAGATGATTTGCTCAGAAAGGATTTGTGCCCGCCTAAACCCATATATGCGAGCAATTTGAAATATTTTCGTGAAAAACAAGGGATGAAGCAGGAAGATATAGCTGAGTTGCTGGAAGTGTCTCTTTTTAATGCGTGCAAATACGAAAACGGAAAAATATATCCGACAGTGATACAACTTATGAAACTGGCTGACTTTTTCGGTGTTACGCTGGATCAGATGGTAAAACAGGATCTGTCAAAGGAGGTGTAGCGCATGGGTGCATTAGCAGAAGCGCCAGGGGTTGTGCGGAAAAGCACGCGGATATTTGTCACTCAGGAAGACGTGGCGGCGCTCCTTGGATGTGGGAAAAGCAAGGCATATGACATTGTCCGTGAAGTGAATGGACTGGCTAAGAAGAAAGGGAACCTGAGCCGTCCCCCGCAGCATAGACATCTAAAACGAAAGGATTCTATCCGGTTCTTAGTTTTTCTAGCTTTTTCTTACAT